TGAGATCTTTTCCCACTCTCTTGCTTTCTTTTTCGATCTTGCGGATTTGTTTGTCCATAGTTATGTCCTCTTCAAATATTTTTTTTGCTAAATGAAATGCTACTCTCTTCTCGCTCTCCCAACGGAGAACTGCTTCTATCACGTCTGATTCTTCTTTCGTTATATTCGGAAGGAATTCTATTAAAAAGAATTCAATCCACTGCGTAAGTGATTTCGTTCCTTTAATATTTCTTAATTCCTAACTCTTCTCAATTCAAAAAATCCTCGATATTGTGGATACTCTTCGATAAACAACCTAGAATAATATGCCGTAAATTTATTGTTTAGATTTTTAAACTTTACATTTGGGTCAATCCATCTATGTAATTCGAAAAGAAGTTTCATTCCAATGCGTGTTCTTCCTTCTCTAATAGCATCAAAGCATTTGCATTTGAGGTGTTCGTAGACTTCAGGATGTTCTTCGTGGAACTTTAAGAACTCCTTCCAAAGACGACTATCTTTATTTTGCAAACTGATGGGTTTGATGAAAGCAAATTGTCCTGTTCTTTCATCACAGTAAAGATGCATTAACCACGCTCACTTTCGATTTTCTTTCTTTCTTTTTCATACTCTTCTTCAAAATTAGCCCAAACCATATTTTCAAATTCATCAATTCCTATTACTAATCTATCACTATTAAATAGTTTATAAATGGCTCTTTTATGTAAGAAAATGATATGACATGGAACTAATTCCTCCTTTTTACCATAGAAATAAATATCTATTGGTAGCTCCAAAAAATCACACTGGGTCCCATTTTTTAAAAACAAATATGAATAATATTTGCTTGTTTCTTCACCAAATTCATAAACTACGGAAGAAATTTCAAATATATTTATAAAATCTCCACCAGGTAACTCTAAAAATCTACTCATAATCTAAACACACTCGCTCTTTGGTTTATCTAACTTCGTATAGATTTCCTTGTAATAATCAATAGTATGCTTAAGAACTTTTATTCTTTCTTCCATATTTTTTAATATAATTTGTTTTTGTTCTAACTGATATTTCAAATCGTTTATTTCTGTGTTTAAATTCTGAATATCTTGGTTTCTTTCATAAACATTATTATGAAGTGAATCTATAAACATTCTTACGTTATCTTTATCTAAATTCATACTTACTCGCTCTTTGGTTTATCTATGAGATTCAAAGCTTTTTTATATTGATCAATAAAATACCTAATCGTCTCTATTTCTTTCTGATCCATCTTTATTCTGACTTGATATGTCACAATATCGTTTTCAATTATTCGAATCTTATCTTCAGATTCTCTAATATAAAGCAGAATTGTTTCTCTATTTAGATCCATTAAATGCTAGTTCCTTTTCATACAGTTTATACATTTTATTTAAACTCAATTCTATACTATTATCTTCTTCTAAAAACAATAAATTACCGTGGTGTGAATTCCAACTATGCATCGCAAGTAATCCATAAATGGTTGGAGTATGTCCAAATGCCCATATTTCAAATTTCTGTTGGTCTTCGTAAGATTTAAACATCTTAATACCCTAAATTCCTTTGTCTCATTTCCTTGATAGACTCAGCGGATAGCTTATTCACAGACTGAGGATTGATGTGTTTCATACCAACAATTGCTGTTCTAAAAGCATCGGCTCCATGACTCCATTGATCGTGCAGTGGAGTGTCGTAATAAACCTTCAACGACTCGTTCCATTTCTTACGGTAGAAATCCAAACATTTGATACCTCTTTCACACAACTTCGCATCAAAGGAACATTGGTTAAGCGTCGAACGTACTGCTTGTATTCCTTCGTCAACTGGCGTCCTCGGAACTGCCAACATTGGATAGCCCAACTGCCTAGCTGTCGTGATGCGATCAACACCGGAAGTATATTCTCTGTTTTGCATATCATGCGGTACAAAATGGGTGCCGAATATTGCACCTTTTTTGCACTTCCAATCATCCAAATAACGTAAGTAATGATCTAATCCCTCGTTATTATTTTCATAATAGTGGACAAAATTGATTTTCCCATTCGGTAGAATTTGGAATAGCCATACCGCAGTAGAATCACCAATCCCAATATCCCACCCGCTATGCACAGGTAAATCAGGATGCAAATGAAGACTAGTAATGCGTTCGTCGTCGCGAGCAGCTTGTATATATTTTCCATAGTATGAGCCTTCAGCTCCTCTTGTGAATGAGCAGTAATATTCTTGCTGAATGAAGTCTTCAGGTATTCCCTCACCTCTAAGCTTTTCTATGTGTGATGCATCTAGGATTTTGGTATCATCGATCGTTAGGTGACTGTAAAAGTAGTCAGGATTTTCCTTTCTGCTTGCGTAGTTGCATAGACTATAGAAATGGTTTTGACCATTAGGAGTGCTTAAGAATATTGCAGTGCCGCGGTTTTGTGAGATACGTGGTTCAATAGTGTACCAGCTCTCAGGGTCCATGTAAGCGTATTCAGATAGGATAATGAAGCTAGGGTTCATACCACGAGCTTGTGTGGCGTTTTTTCCATCTAATCCCATCACACAATATATTGATCCATTAACAAGCTCTAAACGCATGTCTGAGCTGTTTTTATATTTCACAGCTTCTTTTGGAAAGTGATCAAGATAGGATATTGCTTCTCCAACATCTGTTTGATGCACACTATTCCAAATAGCTCTTTTGCCTTGATTGTACTTTGGAAAGCAGTGTAGATAGACTGCTGGCACTTCTAGTGCTTTCCAAATGAGATAGTTTAAAGCAAACAAGTCCTTGCCTGCTCCACGATGCCAGGAACAGACTACTCGTTTTCTCCCAGAATCTAATTCCTTCCAAGCGTCTATCTGATAAGGACGGCATTTGAATTTATGAGGATAGATTATTTCAAGCTTTTCTTGGGCTGTCATCATTGTCAAAGGGCTGTTTAGGAATAAAGACGATTTGCTTATCTATATTTTCTTGCTGCTTTATTTCTTTTTCATGCTGCTTCAAATCGGGATCATATAGCGCTGCATACCGTTGGAAGGGCGCATAATGCCCTTTTCCATTTAGCAATAATTGCTCTCTTCTTGCACCAATAATCATCTTGGCTTGATTATAAGCTTCACGAAATGCTTCTGACTGTTCACAATATTCATGGAGCTTAGATTGTTCAGAATATCCTCTTATTGCAGCAAATAATCTAAGAACTAAAGAATCTTTTTTGTTTGCCCACTCAATTAGCGCTTTTGCTTCTTCTTCTAAATCATATTTTCTCGGTCTGCCGCTAGTCGTTGAACCTGAGCCATATTTATTTCCTTTCGGAGCAGCCATAAAACCTTCTTTTAAATTATATTTTTAGAATGTTAGCTCATAGGATGTCAAGTATTTATTTTATTTTAATTACATCACTTTTGTATTGACAACTAAATAACATTGTGATTATATTGATTATATAATTCATTACAAGGAGATAAAAATGAACAAACCTAAATACATATCTATAGCAACAAAAGCATATCAACAAGCATGTAAATATGAACATGTGACAAAAGAACAACGAGAACAACTTTTTCATTTCATACATGATTGGTTTAGAATAATAGAAGATGAAAACAGATGTAGAGAAGTGGGAGAAGAGACTCTACAAGAACTATACAGAAAATCTATGAATCAATTACACAATTGTGACAGGGGGAATATTAAATAAATTTCTTTAGTTGTTTCACAGAGAAAAAAGGAATATAATATCTCATAAAACCAATGAGATTGTGATGGTTCCGATTCAGCTAGATCTTTTCAGAAGTAAAGAAGAGTGTGAGATTATTACCTTGAGGAATGTGATTGAAGAGGTGAGAAAATCTGCTGATAAAGTTAGAAAAGGAACCTATGCAAGAATTAATGAATTGAATAAAGAACAAGTGGAATTGAAATCTAGATTAGAGATAATTGAAAGGAATATTTGTAGAGGATGAGATGGACAATAAGCCAAGCTTTTTAAAAAACCATGCTGATACTTTAGCTATTATAGGTGTAAATATTGCCATTGCAACTATGTTAGTTGGCTTATGCATATCAAATATGTCAAGTATAGCTTGCGCAAATGCTAGAATGGATGCAGCAAATGCGAGGATGGACACTTTGCATACCATGTTTTATGACTTACTCAAGGAGAAAAGACAGTAATTTTCAAGGAATATTTGTAGGAGTTAAGATGGATTGGACGCAAGCATTTGCAATTATTGGAGTAAATATAGCACTAATAGGAATCGTATGTTCTCTAGTTGTATGGGCAGTAAATAAACTCGACGCGGATGTAAAAAGTATTGGTAACCGTTTAGATGGTCACGCTCAAAGAATAGATCAGCTATACCGTATGTTT